CAAGCAATGGCACCAGAAATTGCTACTACTAAAGAAGAAGATATTCCTGTAACTCCTTCTTTAGATAGTTTGCATAGTGCTAGTAGCTTGAAAGAAGCAGATGAAGATGCTGATGAACGTAGATTTGAACGAGCAGTAAATATCCTTGATAAAAAGATGATGAGTGGAGATATTCATCAAGAAGAATATGATGCTGCTTATGAAGCATTAAAGAAACAAATGTTTCCTAATGAGATAGATCCTAATAAGCATTTGTATGCTGCTAAATCAACTAAATGCATAAAGTGTGATAAAGAACTTCCAGTAGAAAAAATGGTTAGTAATGAACATGGTGCTGGTTATTTGTGTAAAGAACATGCTGCTGAATGGAATAAGGATGCTTCTCAAGATGACCTACTCTCTATTAAAGCTGAAGCAGAACAATTGTTGAAAGATGTCAATAGCATGGGAAAGACCTCTTACCAGTTTATTAAAAAGGGTCTAGAGAAACATGCCAATGATTCAGCTTTTGAAGGTAATGGCTGGGTTCGAGTATGGGTTCAGGAAGATGAAGTGGCATCAAGTTCTAAATATCCAGAAATTTTAAAAATGCCAGATGAGGCTGCTCGTATTCAAGCATTAAAAGAGCTTGCACGAGAGATTGCTCATGAGGCATTAAGTTTGGCAGATAGTAGTGCAGCCAAGGTTGGAGTGCAGAATTATATAGAATCTTTGTCACCTTCTGATCATGATAGGATTGATTGGGTTGCATTGGCAAGTCCAGTAAATGAAGAGGAAGAAGATGCTAAATTTGAACAAGGTATGGCTGATAAATATGGCCCTGATGCAGCGATTCCCCCACAGGCGAAATCTTCTTTAGAACCTAAAGTAGAGAAGAAAGCTGATGTTATGGATACTAAATGTGAGGAATGTGGCAAGCCTCTAGGTCCTGAAGCATTTTTGTCTAAATGGCCAGTATGTGGTGATTGCACAAGAAAGAGACATAAGAAAGTAACAGGATCTGGAGCTGAGGATGTAATGCGTGGTCAAGCAGGTGATCGTGGCATTGGAAAAATCTGGGTTAAGGATAATTATGATGGGTCCACTGTTACCATGTCCTCACATTTTGGTAGCAAGGAAGAGTTTGATAAATGGGCAGCTTCCAAAGTTGCAGGATCTACGACTAGAGAGATAGTTCGCTCTGAGTTTCCTCTAGCTGCACCTAAGAAAGCATCTGATTTTGAGAAAGGAATCTCTCAGAATAAGACAGCAGATGAACCAGTAGTAGAGCCTAAAACAGTTTTAAAGGATGTTAAAATAACTCCTGATTATGTAGAAAAAGAGAAAGCTTCACCAGCTACAGATGAGCAAGCTCAAATTATTTCTAAAATTAAAGCCATTGAAACTAATCTTGATACTCTTGATAGAGCTAAAGAAGAAATGAAAGCTAAGCTTAAGGCTGAATTGCAAAAGATTGATGATGCTGCAGAACGTTCTACTATGGAAAGGGAATATCAAGAACAGGTGGAAAAATTAGGTATTTTAATTAAAGCTACTCAAAATCAATTAATTAAATCTGGTAATGAGTTTTATTCTTATCAAAACCAAGAAGTTAAAGTTGTTCCTGATATTAGTAAAAAAGAATGGCTGGAGAAATTTAAAAAGCGTTTTGAGGGTGCTGAAAAGTTTATAAATGATGTAAAGCATGGTATGATGGCTCTAGCTAAGTCTGTTATGACTCCTACCATTACTAGATGGCCTGAAAAACGGTCAGAATTGATCAAGGAAGCCTCTATTTCGGAACAATTAGCTCAGATGAATGCTGAGATGCTTGAGGCTCTTAAACTGCTAAGTCAGCCTTTATAATTAAAAGATAAGGAAAAGAATGCTATGAGAGCACCAAAGCCTAAGCCACAATTTTGCAAGAATAATCATGATACTCTAATAACAGGAAGAGATAAAGAAGGACGTTGTGTTGTATGTAGAAAAGAGTGGTATGCTAGACGTGCTCGTGAAGTCCTTACTGGGGAACGAATAGTTAAAAATACAAAGCAATTTTGTCCAAGAAATCATGATACTTTTATTTGTGGCAGAGATAAACAAGGAAAATGCAGGATCTGCTCCAGAATTTTATCAGAGAATTGGAATAGAGAGAATCCAGAGGCAAAGGCTGAGTATAGTGCCGAATATAGAGCTACACACAAAGAAGAAATTAAAATTGGACAAAAAGAATGGCGTGATGAGCATAAAGATGTTGTAAAACATTATAGTTTACAGTATAGTTATAAGATTACTTTAGCACAGTACAGTGAGTTATTATTGAGACAAAATAATTTATGTCTTGGTTGTTTAAGGCCCCAATCTGAATTTGAAAAGGCATTTTGTGTAGATCACGATCATAGTTGCTGTCCTGGTGAAAAATCTTGTGGTAAATGTATTAGAGGATTGTTATGTGGCCCCTGTAATCGTGTGTTAGGTCAAGCAAATGACAACATTGGGATATTAAGACGTTTAGCTGATTATGTAGAAGTATTTACAAAGGTTTCATTAAATAGGAAAGTTGGTATAATTGATCAATGGAATGAAGAGTTACTTAAAGCTTTGAAAGAGCTTTCTAGCCCACTGTAATTTAGGAGTAGTAATGGATACACTATTAGAGTTGCTTACAAACGCTAAAGTTCTTTCTATTCTGACTCCCACTGGGTTAGTAGCAGGTGCTTTAGGTTACATTATATATAAGCTCTTTCAGAAGTACGATGCTTTGCAAGAATTAAGAGTGGCAGACATCAAGAAATTTAATGAGGAATACCAACAGCTCACAAAAGATATAAACCAGACCTTAGATGCGCTTTTAAGAATTGTTGGGAGTAGAAATGGAGGAAGTAAATGAGTGCTGACCGTATTAAACGAATCGATCACGATGTCCGAGAGATCCATGCTCAAGTTAAAAAGAGTAGTTTAATTCTTCGTCAGAGAATGGCTGATTTACGCGAAGAAATGACTGAGATGGACTCTTTAGGTGGAGCGAGTGATGGCGAAAATGAGGAGTGCCTATAGGAAAAAGTGTAAGCACATTTTTAACGAGATCTATTCCCTGGTTATGGGAACAGAAAATTCGTTAGGATACTTTTGTCATTTGTATAAATGTTCCATATGTCGTGATTTAAAACTCGTATCGAGTGAAAAATAAATTTATGTGTTAAATGGTCTGACAAATAAGGGGTAATAATGCAAATTATCACCTGTCCTGATTGTTGTCATTTGAAAGTGTTTCACCATGCTGTTAATGCTGCTAACATATGTTCAAAAGAATCTTTAAACGGTTGCCATGTTGTCGAGAAGAATAAAGAATGTGGGTGTAGCCAAAATTATTAAAGGATAAGAAATGTCTAGATTCGATACTATGCTGGAGAAGGAATTACCAGCCAAGCTTGCAAATATAGCAGAATTGGCCATGAATCCCAGTTATTGGTCTTTATCAGAATTGGGTATTGACCTATACGATAATCAGGTAGAAATAGTTAATAATATCATGGATCTCAGCATTCCATACGTTGGAGTGCTTGCTTCTCGTGGTTCTGGGAAGACTTATTCTGTGGCTATTGCCATTGTAAAACTTTGCTTGGATAATCCAGGATTTCGTGTTGGTATTTTTGGCCCCAAAGCTGACACCTCAAAACGTTTAGTAAAAGAAGATATTATTGGTCGTATTCTTTCTCCTACCTCAAAGGTTTATAATCAGATCGATTGGAATCGTACTTCAAATTCTTTCATTCAATTTAAAAATGGATCAAATGTAAAGGCATTATCAGCCTCTCCAACAGCTACTCAGGAATCTGAGCACTTTCATGTTCTAGTACTCGATGAAGCCCATAGAACTAGTGACTTTGTAGTTAAAGAAAAATTGGTCCCAATGCTTGGTAGTTTTTCTGTTGCTAAAACTATTAAGATTGGGATTTCTCTTTATAAAAACAACTTTTGGCATAGCTGTAATGATAATGGGACACGTTATAAAGTATTACGTAAAGGCTGGGCTGAATGCGATATTTATTGGCTGCAGGGATCTATTCGCTATCAGGGTAAGGATTATCCAAAGCGCATTGTAGATCTGATGCCTAAATCTGTTAAAGAAAAAATCTTTCCTCTTCAGTTTGATGAAAAGGGTATGGATTTGTGGTTTGACAGTGTAGAAGGCTATTCTGAGATTGAATGGAATACTCAGTATGAGATGATATGGATGGAAGATATTAATCTCGTCCTATCAGGTGATCAGCAGAAGAAACTTGCCTCTGGACTTTTCGATATTCTCAAAGCGGGTCGTCCTGAACGAACAGAAAAATATTATTTTGGTCTAGATACAGCATCTGGAACTTTGATGCCTGGACAGAAAGATTTGGACTGGACTGTTTTAACGATTTTGAGAAAGAATGGTGATAATACTAAAGATATAGTAGCTAAGTATATGTGGCAGGGTGAAACTACTGCACAAATGCAGGAGATTAGAGATTTAGTTCATCCTATAGATGGAACATTTCAATGCATTATGGGATTGGCCGACTTCTCAAACTTTGCCATTGGTCTTATCGATATCTTTAAGAAAGAAGGTATACCTATAGCTGGTGTTAGCTTTGGTGCAAAAGAACCTATTACAAATAAGAATTATAAAAACGCTATGGTAGATCAATTCGTTTTTGAACTTGACAATGGGAGAGTACAGTATCCAAATCTTGAGAAAGTCAAGAAAAATAAATGCTTTAAAGAAGGATATGAACAATGGGGTCTTTTGGAAAGACACCGTAGTAGCGCAGGTATTAATGATAAAATTTTCGTAGATGCTTCTGCTGGGCATGACGATCATGTTTCCGCAGACATACTTGCCGTCTGGTGTGCTGATCAAGAGCAGTCTTATGCTGGTAAGGTTGTACGCACCATGCATAGTGTTACTATGGGTATAGCAGGTCCAGTAAATGTAAGTGGATCTTCAGTTCCGTTGCCAGGACAGCCAGGGGACCCCAATGCTGGGCGATTTCTTAAAGATAGATTAACTTAAATTCAGAAGTAAATAACCATGCTAAAATACACGTTGGATTTGCTAAGATATTAGGGTATACTTGTATTAGAGAGAATATGAAAAGACGTAAACCGCAACCCCGTTGTAAATGTGGTCATGCAAAAACCTCTCATTGGTATCTTGGGAAAACTCATCCTTGCAAATATGGGGATAGTTTATGCTTAGGTGTGTATCATGTTTGTACTGATTTTAAACAGGATAATCTGAAGACTTTGGAAAGACTCTCTGAATATTATGAAACCAATCTCAACACTTGATGAAGCTCGTAAATATCTTATTTATGTTACTGAGGCTTTGTACTCAGTGTCTAAGTTGCATTCTTTGGATAAGCAAGAACGGATGGTTTTAGAAAAATATTCTGAGGATCTTTTTCAGTATGCTGATGGACTTGAACAAGTGAAAAATATTATTGCAGCAAAAGAACAGAAGAAGCAAAATGATTTAGAGTAATATTAGGAGATTAACATGTCACGACCCAAGGGTTCAAAAAATAAAGGTATATCAAAGAAAGGAACAATGTCACCAGAAGGATTTTCTGGTGGTATTCAAGATCCAAATTCAGGAGCGAATGCATTTTCTGTCGGTTTAGGAAAGACAGCTTCCTTGGATAAAACAGCGGGAAGTGAATATTCTGTTACACAGACGCAATCATTTTTCTATAGCCCAGAATTAACCTCAGACTCGTGGGTACTACCAAAATCTCGTCAGGAAATTTTGAAGTGGATTCGTATTTTCTTTAACTTGGAACCTTATATTCAGCAGATCACAATGATGCATTCATTGTATCCATTTTCAAAATTTGATTTGGTCGTAGCTGATCCTACTATTAAGAAATTCTACGAAGAGATGTCTTCAAATGGGGAGTTCAATTTATTCGAATTTATCCTTCAAGCTTCCCTATCCAGAGAAAAATTTGGTGAGGCTATTTGTTTCGGTAACTTAACCCAAGATGAGACTCCTGCTAAGAATGGTAAGAAAATGTTTCGTTGGCATAACTTCATTCTTTTAGAGCCTGAGCTTGTTGAAATTAAGACAGATATGATGTCTGGTAAGAAGACTTTTGAAATGGTTCCTACTGAGGAAATTAAAGCTCTTGTTTCTTCCACTCGTCCAGAAGATGTAGAACGTGTTGAGCAGCTTAAAGAAACCTCCCCAGAGCTTGTAAATGCTGTTTTGGAGCATAGAAACATTAAGCTTGATGAAAGCTGCGTGTCACAGGTTGCTCGTGTAACTGATCCTTCTGCTACTCGTGGTACATCAAGAATTCAATCATGCTTTAAAGCTCTTATTTTGCAGGACTGGATTCGTCTTGCTCAATCCGCTTACGCTAAGAACTATGTATTCCCAAAAGAGTTGTGGACTATTGGAGATTTAGCCAGTAATACAATGCCCTCTAAAGATGACTTGAATAACTGGAGACAGCTTATTAATCAGTCAATCCAAAGCCCCCCATTTACCATTATCGCCCCTCCAATCGTTCACTATGAGGCTTTAAGCGTCATGGGTAAGCAGTTCCCATTGAACAATGAGTATGACTACATTCAGGATCAGCTTCTTGTAGGTTTGGGTGTAAATAAAAATATTATTTTGGGCGAAGGTCCAAACTTTGGTAATAGTAAGACAATGGCTCTTCAAGCATTAGTCATGCAGTATAAAGCAGTTCGTGATAAATTTGAAGACTGGATGATAAATAAATTTTTCAGACCTATTGCTGAGAAAAATGAGTTTTATACTGTTGATCCTGATTCTGGTGAGAAGCAGCTTATTCTTCCACAGATCGCTTGGTATAAGTCCCTGGATATTGATGCCCAGGAACGTGAACAGGAACAATTTGCAGAGTTCCATAAAGAAGGTCTTATTTCTACAAAGACTTTATTCAGCAAGTATCCTAACCTTGACTTTGAAACAGAACGTAAGCAGTTAGAAGAGGAACGAGGTACGATTTTTGACAAAGGTGGTAAAGATGGTCGCTTGCCAGCTCAGATTTCTAAGCCCAGCGGTGGGGGTGGTATGGGAGGAGGGGATATTGGGGGAGATCTAGGTGGAGATGAGGGTGCTGAAGGTGGAGCACCAACTGAGCCAGTAGAACCAATGGAACCAGGAGCAGAAGGAGAAGGTACACTTCCAGAAGGTCAGGAAGGTACTTCCGAAGTCGGTGGTGAAGGTAATGTAGGTGGAGCGAGTGATTTAGGGGCTCCTGAGATTTGATAATGAATACAAGTTGCAATTCTAGTACTTATACTTGGCATTTGGATTGTTCAAATAATAGTTCAAATTCTGTTGTGGCAGTTGGATCTTTCACAAATTCTAATAATTTTACTGCTTTGACCACATTCATGATTAAACGTTGCCGAAAATGTAATCATGCCCATACTGAAAGTGAGACTATGGGTTGTTATGATATTTTTAATAATTCCATAGCATTTGTTCCATGCCAGTGCAAAGAGTATGTACCTACCGATAATTTAGAATATTTAGAATACCTATCTAAGAAAAAGGAAGCCTTATGAAAAAAACTCTTATTACCCTCCTAGCTATGCTGTTGTTTGTTCCTGTTTCTTGTGCAAAAAGTGTTCCAGATCGAATGGAAGCATCAACAGTTTTACTTCATATGAAAATTAGTAGGATTAAGGATAATAAGATAGGTTGGGGATCTTGTAGCGGAGTTTATATTAAAAAGAATATTATTTTATCCGCTGCTCATTGTGTTGCTTTTCCAGAAGAGGAAGGCATAGCATTAAAAGAGATTTGGATAAAAAATAATGATCAGCAATCAGAGAAAGCTATAGTTGTTAAAGTAGATGTAGCTGCTGATTTACTTCTGCTCTATACTCCTTTAGAAGGGACACCTGTAAAGTTTGCTCGAAGAGCTGTTCGTGGAGAAGAATGCTGGGTCATTGGTAATCCTCTAGGTCTTAGAGATATTGTGACGAAGGGTATTGTAAGTCAGATTAAGGTTGCATTCAAAGGTGAAAAAGCTACCTTCATCATAGTAGACGCAACAGCCTTGCCAGGAAACAGTGGTGGTGTGATTGCTGATAGCAGGGGGCATCTCATTGGGATTTTAACGAGAGGTACTTCACTATTTGGTTCCTTTGGTGCCTCTGGTCTGGGAATTGGTGTTGATCTAAGAACTATCAGAGAATTTTTAAAATAAGAGGTTAAAATGTCATTATCTAAGCGTGGTTCCCCGAATAAAATTAAAATAATTAAAAATGCTGGATTTACAATTGATCCAAATTTTTTGAGTGAGCTTATCCTTAAGCAAGTTCCATCTAAGAAGTTAACAATGGATCAACTTCATTCAGCTTTAAAGAGTATTGGAGTAGTTAACTATTCCTCAGATGATATGAATCTGCTTGTAGATCGTCTTCAATCTATTGGTTTTTTCATACTAAAATAACCTAGTAAATAAGAATAAAAAGCATCTAAAAAGTATAATATTTCTGCGTTATTATAGGAGTACTACGCTCCTAGATCAAATTTTGCATTTAAAGGCTAGATAAGGAGAAGTTTATGCATCAGGATAGCAATGAAAGAGGCGAAAAGAAAGAGTTAAATTATATTAATGAGGATGGAGATCTCAATATTCCAGTCATGTTCGAAGCGATCATGGTGAAATATATGGGAAGAGTACTAGATTTAGTTCGCATTTCTGATATCTCTGATCGAAATTTGGTACAACTTTCCCGTACAATTAAAGATGATTGCTACGAGAAGATCAAATTTGCAAAAGCAATTCTAGAGAAACATGGTGTAGATGAAAAATAAGAATGCCTATTAGGAAGATTAGGAATCCAAAATCATTCGACTTATGTAGAACTTGTAATCACTATTATTTGAGTCATACAGATATAGGGCATGAACCAAGTTTCTGTCATAATATTACAAGAAGCTGCAGATGCAAAGAATTTCTTCCAAAGGACAATCTCGAATTTCTTGAGTACAAATATGGAAAACTGGATTTCAAATTTAGCTATTAAGGCTCTTCATATTTGCCGACTCACTAAGGAATCTGCAGGGAATCACAGACAAGATCGGACTGGGCCAGTCCTCGAAAATTTGTTGAATAATGGCTACACTCAGGTTACATGGAATTCCAATGGTTCTCATCACGGAGAGTGCCGAGATTTAAATCGTCAACGATGGGATTTGCAAGATTTTTTGGCTACAACTGAGTACGATGCTCCATTATTTTGTCGCTCACATCCAGGAGATGCTTCCTGCACTTTGACTGTTAGTGGGCAAGGTCTTCCACCAGTAGAAGTTGATTCATATGGTGAGACAGATGAGGCAATTGGAACCTCTCGTCCTGTTCAGACCCCACCAGCACCTAAAGTAATACAAAAAGTTTTAGCTCCAAAACCTGCACCAAAAGTAGTTGAGAAACCTGTAGCTCCTGAGAAGAAAGTTGTCTATGTTCCGAAAGATGTTCATAAACAGATGAAAGACCCCTTTGAGAAGCAAGATCTTAATAAGCAAGAGCCTATTCAGCCTACCGATTTAGAGCGTGAAGATTGGCTTAAAACACTAGATAAAGAGAATATTGAAGAGCCTATTCCAGAGTATAAACCTACGGATGAAGATGTTGAGGAATGGCAAAAAGATTTGGAACGAGAAACTAGTAAGACTAAAGTTAAACCTTGGATTTACGGAATTTTTAAAGGATAATTTATCATGAGTTTGATTAAGCTCGGTTCCCATTTACGCATTTTAAAAACAGCTGCTGTTGCTGAAGATTTACTTGTTGAGAAACCCATGGAAGAAGTCGCTCCAAAAACAAAGATTTTAGAGCCAAAGAATTCAGATTTCCTCTACTATCGCGCTCGTGCAATTTCAGCTGGTGATCAGGGGCCACTTGGCAAAGATGGTAGCCGTGGTTTCAATTTTAATGGGAATATGGATTATTTCCCTCGTAAAGAATTAGAAGCTTCTTATGAGAGCTTCGTTGGACGTAACATTTTCTTAGACCATAATTCAGAAAGTTCTTTATATTCCATTGGTAAGATCATTGATGCAGTGCCAGTAGATGATAAAGAAAGTGGCGAATTTTATATTGAGTTAGTAGGTAAGATTGACCGTACACTTCATCCTGAGATCTGTCGCAAGATCGAAACAGGTGAGCTTAATAGCACCAGCATGGGCTGTTCCGTAGATGAGTCTATTTGTTCTGTTTGTGGTAATGTGCTTCATTCAGATGCTGATGAAAAATGTGATCATATGGGTATGAATCTTGGTAAGCAATTTGAAGCTGAAATTGACTTCCCAGAATATAATATTAAACAAGGGGATATGGTTCCTTGTTTCTCCATTAATAAGGGTATTGTATTCAATGAAGATTCAATTGTAGGCGTTCCAGCAGATCCTTCAGCCGTTATCAAAACCGTTTTGTCTAACATGAAGAGTCGTATGTCAAAGAAAGCTTCTTTATCCAAAGAAGAGCAACTTGATTTATCTACACAGATGGAAAAATTATTTGCAAAACTAGATGATAGTACTAAGATCCAACTAAAAGCTGATTTTTGTGGCATTTGCCCACCAGTTGAAAAGGAGTCGTCCATGGCTGATAAGAGCGTTGTCCCTAATGAAGAACAAAAAAAGATTTTAAATAAAATTTCGGCTTTAGAAATGGAGCAGCTTGAATCATATGTAAATATGAAAAGCAAGAAAGCCAATGAGGTAGCTAATAAAGAAGTCGTAGCTGCTTCAGTCGAGAAAGAAGAAACATTCCTTTCTAAAATTGTTGCTAAGGTGAAAGATTCCTTCGCTGCTCAACTATTGGAAAAGAAAATTGAGACCGTAGCTAAAGAGGAACTTAAGAAAGAAGATAAATCCGATGATTATTGGAAGAATTATGAAGAGAAAGAGAAGTGCTTTAAGTGCAAAGAGAAAATGAAAAATTGTCATTGTGAATCTTCTCTAAAGTCTTCCATTTCAGCCAAATTTAATGAAGATAAAAATAATGTATTAGCCTCCACATGGGAAGTATATGCTGGAGATAAACTAGTTCTAGATGCTTCTCTTAAAGATATTTGGGGTTCACAATTTGAAACACTATCATTTGCTGATCAGAAATGGGCAACCAGTGAAGCATATGGAAAAGAAGCTATTGCTCGTTATCAGAAAGAAGGGCTTGAGAAATTAGCTGATTTGTGGGATGTAAGTGGTAAGCTTTCCAAAACAGCTGAAGGTCCAGAACTTGGTCCTGATGGTAGTTATGCAAAGCCTACAACTGGCCTTTCTAATAAGAAACATGATTATCCTACACAGCCTAAATTCACAGATTCTAAACCAGGAGCAAATTCAAAAGGTCCAGCAGCTCCAGCCCATGCCGATGTTAAGGTTGATTATACTGTTTCAAAGCCAGAAGGTACTTATAAAGCTGCCCCTGCTGCTCCAAAGGCAAAAGAAGTTAAAACTGATTATGCAGAACCAAAGGCAGAAGCAGAGGGTAAAGAAGTTAAAACTACTCCTAAGAATCCAGAAGAGAAGAAAATGGAGAAATCAGAGAAAGAGGTTGAGACTTCTTATGTAGCTAAGGGTACTGAAGCAATGGAAGCTGAAGAGAAAGGTGAGAAGAAAGAAGATAAAAAGGCTTCTCTTATTAGTTGGGGTTCCCTTACATCTAAAGCACAAAATTTTATTAAAACAGCAGCAAAGAGTTATATTGCCAGTGGAATGAAAAATGCTGAAGCTGTTGCAAAAGCACACAGCGAATTTACAGCCCAGGAGACAGATATGAAAAAGCAAGCAGCCGATAAACCAGTTGAATCAGTTGAAGGATCTACTCTTCCAGAAGGTACAAAAGAGATGGGCGATAAGCCAGAGGAATCAGTTAAAGGTACCACACTTCCTGGTGGTGCTGCCCCCTCCTCAGCTCCTGAGACAAGTGCTCAAGGTGATGTTGAACATAAGACCACAGATTTAACTAAGAAGCCTGATGAGGCTGTAAAGGGTACAACCACTCCTGCAGATCATATTCCTAATACTCAAAAGAGTGACGAATCCGTAGACGGAACTACTTTTCCATCAGATAAAAAAGAAGTTGGTGATAAAGCTGATTCTGCAGTAAAAGAAGCTTCCAAATCTGAAAGCTCTGCTCCAATTGAAGCAGTTCAGGATAAACCAGCCCTTTCCAAAGCAACAGCTGGTGATACTCCAGAAAGCGCACGAGAAGGCGGGGATCTAAAGAAAGATCCTAAAGATATTGAATCCGTTAATAAAAAGGCTGCAACTGAAATGCCTATGCCAGAAGATAAACCAGCTATTGAAGAGAAGCCAGAAGTTCCAGGTGAGGATAAAAAACCTCTAGATCTTCCAATGGGTGGTCCTAAAGTTGATGAACCAGTTGCAGAAGTGTCTGCTTTTGATACTGCTGAGAATGTTGATATTGGTGGTGGTTATACAGCCAACAAGGATAAAGAATCTAAAGAAATTATTGTTATGAAAGATGGCCAAGAAGTAAAACGTCTCCCAGATGGCTTTGGTAAAGATATGGCAGTTGTTCTACCTCTTATGAAGGCTGTTCTTGGTCTTCCTCCTGAAGAAGCTAAGCCAGAAGTTCCAGGCATGGCTGCTCCAGTAGAGGAACATAAAGAAGAGCCAAAACCAGCAGAGGAACATCCAGGAGCTTCTGAAGCCCATGAAGATGAATTGGGAATTAAGGAATCAGCTCTTAAAGTTAGGGAAGCAGCCGTTCTAGCAAAAGAAGCAGAGATTAAATCTGCTGAATTAGCTAAGAAATTTGCTTCTGTTCTACAGGCTCGTTCAGAACGCTGCAAGAAAGTTGTAGCTGCTTTAGTTGCAAAAGATGCTCTTCAGATGGACAAAGAAGTTTATGAGAGTGAGATGAAACAAGGCACTTACCTATTAGATGCTCAGAAGAAAGCTTTTGAACATGCAATCAAAGCAAAACAGGCAGAGCTATTAGCTATGGATGACAATGCACTTCTAGCCACAGAGAAAGTAGTTGCAGATCTCAAGGCTCCTTCTTCCGTTAATGTTAAGAGAGCAAATCATATTTTTGTTTCCCCATCATTTGGTGAAGAGCTTTCTGAAGACGCGCAGTTAGCTAAGATTTTCAGTACTTTTGGCACTAAAAACAGACCTCAATAATGGGTAGACCTAAAGCACAATTCTGTAAGCATGGACATGACACAAATATTTGTGGAAGAGATTCTACTAATGCTTGTAATGACTGTAAACGAGATTGGACTTTAGATAATCCTGAATATGCTAAAGAATATCATGAAAAAAATAGAGATGTTCAATTAGAGAAACAGAAAAAATATCGAGAAGAGAATAAAGATATTCTAGCTATTAAGCAGAAAGAATTTTGGGATGCACATAGAGATTTAAAAAGGCAAAAAGATAAAGAGTATTACGAGAAAAATAAAATAAGACTTTTAGCTCTTATGAGAGAATGGGCTAAAACCCATAGAGATATTACAAGGGCTTTAAAAATAAAATCTCAGACAAATCGTAATCTTCGTGTAGTAGCTTGGACAGATTGGGATAGAATTAAAGAGATTTATGCTAATTGCCCAGAAGGAATGGAAGTTGATCATATCATTCCTCTTCAAGGTAAAAATGTGTCAGGACTTCATGTTAGTTGGAATTTGCAATATTTAATGCCAGCAGTAAATAGATCAAAAGGTAATAAAATAGATTTGTTATAAAAACATGCATGTAACAAATTATTCTACATGTGGGAATGCTAGAGTAATCAAGTTTGAGTTATATAGATTCGTTTAAAAGCTTAAAATCAAAGATTTCCCACAAATAAGTGGGCCTTTAAAAAAGTAGCCTACCAAGATCAGATAAGAATAGACCATATTAAAAAGTAGTATTCACAAAATAAAAATTAAGGAGTCACACAATGGCTAAACAGTTCGAATGGCCATTTAAAATCTCTTCTCAATATCTGGAAACACTTTAGAGATCTAAAGTCAATCAGAGGGAACCTGAAAAGGACCCGCAGAGACTAACCGAAGAGACACTGTAAAAAGTGATGTGATAGTCCGACCAACTTAGTGATAAGTTGACCTACCAGAAATGCGTAGGCGTTCTCATAAAAAGAGAATAGTAACAATAAAAACAGATTCGACAGATTAAGGAAGTAAATCGTTCCGTCGCATACCCTGTAGCCTCTGGAAATATCGTCGGTGGAAATTTGCTACAACTAAACGCAGCTGGTCAGGTTTTGCCTTGGGTTCACACCCAGACAGCAGGACAGCCCTTTGGTCTAGCAATCGAATCCAACGTATTCTTCCCCCTTCAGCCAGCAAATGGTGAAGTAGCAGGTCAGGGTTTTGACTACACCAACTTCAATCGTGGTGGACTTGAATCCGTTTACAACAACGGTGGAGATTTCGTCCTTTATGATGATGGTCGTGGTTATCCATACGCTCGTGGTTCAGTAACCTATGCAATCAATGCACCAGTCTATGCTTCTGCAGTAACAGACGGTCTTATTGATTCCGCAGCAACAAGTGGAGTCATCGTTGGTTATGTAGTTTCTTTCGATGTTGCTACTGATCCAACGTCCTTGGAAATCAAATCGATTATCTAATTAATTAGGTATAGATTCTAGTTGTAAACAAGATTGGTCGTAAGACTGACTTGTATTTAAAGGAGAAATTTTATGAACGACAAGCTAAACGTAGAAGCCTCCATGGAAGTTCTTTCAAGCGCACAGGTTGAGGAAAAGCTCACCCGCTTGATGAATTCCCCAGGTGGACTTCAGAAAATTGCACAGCAGATGCTCTCGCCCCTAAAGAGAGAATTGCTTTATGAAGGCCGCATTCGCCAACTCTTTCAGACCTATAAACTAGCTCTCGGAGAAGAAGCAGTGTTCGACGCTGATGTTGATGTACCAGCCGCAAGCATCTCAGTCGAAGGTCTTCCAGCACAGCTCGAAGTTCTAGCAGATCGTATTCGTGTTGAAACGTCACCTATTTCAACCCGTCCCATGATTCGTTGGAATGAATCAAACTTCCGCAAATATGACGTTCTAAACAGGACACAGGAACGTGCAAAAGCATCAATCATGCTACAGGAAGATACTCGTGGTTACAACCTGATCAATTTCGCCTCTGGCCTAACGAATCAGACACCCGCAGCATCTCTTGCTGGTACGACTGCTGCAACAAACAACCCATCAGTTATTCCTAACGGAGCAACTGGTCTGTCCATGTACACCTTGGCTACCGCAATCGTAACCCTCAGCTCAAAGCTGTTGGTTGCCAGCAAGCTATACATCAACCCACTAACACGCAGAGACTTGCTGTTGTTCAACAATGCTCCCAGTGGTAATGGTGGACTTGGTATCTTCGCTCCTAACTTCCAGGACACAGCTCTTAAGGCTGGTCGCGTAGGTGGAATCATGGGCGTTGACGTTCTAGAGTCTGTCGTTGTTCCTTCTGCAGCCTGTTTCGTCTTGGCTCCAGCCGATTACCTCGGCGTGTTGGCAATTCGTACAGATCTGTCAGTTGAAACTATGAAGGACGTAAATAAAATGGCAGACGTTTTTGCTATCTGGGAGGATTTGGGGTTTCTTATTCGATACGCAAAAGGAATTGTTAAGATTACACTTCCATAAGCTATTGGCCCTAGTCTTCAAAAGCTGTTGATATATAGGGAGGATCAGAAATGGTCCTCCTTAGTATATCAATAAAAGACTTGTAAAGTAGATGTTTTTATGTTATACTTAAATATATGGAAAAGATAAGCGGTATTTATTTGATTGTGCATAATGAAGATGGCAGAGTTTATGTTGGCTCTGCTATTAATCTCTATAAACGTGAGCATGAGCATAGATTTGATTTAATTAATAATTGTCATGATAACCAGCGGTTACAGAATGCCTGGAACAAGTATGGCGAAGCAGCTTTTAAATTTGAAGTTTTAGAAATAGTTCAAGATCCTGCTAATCTATTAGTTAAAGAGCAATGGTGGATGGATAAGTTACAAAGTTATGATAGAGATAAAGGATTTAATATTCGTAAGGTGGCTGAAAGTAATTTTGGACTAAAGCATACACCTGAAACTAAAGAAAAAATTAGTCAGGGAAATATAGGTAAAAATAGTTGGATGACAGGTGAGAATAACCCATTCTTTGGTAAGAAACATACAGAAGAATCGCTTGAGAAAATGAGGACTCCTAGATCTGAGGAAGTTCGAGTAAGTATGGGACAGGCAGCTATTGTTGTTACTGATTCAGCTTCTGGTTCAGTACATCTAGCTCTTTCTGCTCCTAGCCGATCATTAACAGTAAGTTCTACATACATTGCAACACTAAGCTAAATCTAAATTGGAGGGATCTGAAAATGGTCCCTCTGAATGTGGATTTAACAGATTTTGTAGTATAGTAGTTGAAGTGTCCTGTAAGGCTACAAAGATAGTAGTAAGATGTGTGCAATAAAGTCCTTATAGGACCTCTGCACGAATTTCGTATTCACACCTAAACGCCTCGAATTGACTTAAAAACGAGTTAAGTTAGATAAGAATATGTAAAAATATGCTTCAAATAAGGAGATTTACAATGGCAACTGAAAATTGGATTCTAAAAGCAAATAATATTATGGAGAAGGTTGTATCCGATTACAAAGCTCCAGTTATTACAAGCGTTCCAGAAGTTTTTGTTCGACTAGGCAATGCTCATTTATTGTCAGCATCCACATATGCTGTTCTAGGTGAGACAGCAGTAACAAACTCGGGAAGTACTGTTCTTAATGGGGATCTTGGTATTGCTCCTGGTAGTACAATCACTGGTTTCCCTCCAGGAACTTATACTGGTGTTCTTCATCAGGGTGACGCAGCTGCACTGCAAGCTCATGCTGATGCAACAGCAGCAGCAATTGCCTTGAAAGCACTTACTCCTACCACAGATATTTCGTCAACAGATCTTGGTGGAGTAACGCTTACACCAGGCAACTATAATGCTTCTGCAGCAGGTACATGGTCTGCTGGACCATTGACTCTTAATGGTGCAGGACAATATGTATTTACTTTTGGGACTGCTCTCACTATGCCAGCCAATGCAACCGTTGTATTAGAAAATGGTGCTACAGCTGACAATGTATTCTTTGTCACTGGTTCAGCATTTACCTTTGGTGCAAACTGTACTGTTAATGGAACAATCCTAGCTGGTACATCAATTACGTTTGCCTCTGATAGTATTCTTAATGGTAGAGCATTAACATATGGTCCTTCTGGTACAACTGTAACATTCCCTAGTGCTGCCACTGTGAATGTTCCAGCTAATGCATCGTCTTCATTTAGTTATCAGGTCACTGCTATTAACTCACCAACAGCATTCTATGCAACGTATTTGCCATGGGATCTGGTTATTAATACTGCTACTGGATTGATTACTGGTACTATTTTCCCTAATAGTGTTGGTGAATTCCGTATTCCATTACAAGCTTGTAATGATGCTGGTTGTGGAACAATGATACTAACAATCCTAATCTAAGTACTGATTAGTATTAAGAATCTACATTAGATGGATCTGGAAAAATGGTCCATCTAAATGTAGGTTTTGTTTGCTTGGCTAAGTTTTTACTAACGAGTTTTAGGAGAGTTAAATGGCTATAATTATTAGGACTGTACAAAATGTCTCTACTTCTCATATAAATATTACTTTGCCAGTACCTGGGTATGATAGTACAAAATTACCTGTTGTTCTTGCTTTTGGGGCTACAGTAGATTTATTTACTGTTATGTCTGGGGATCAGTTAGAAGCCATTCAGACAACATTAAATGGATACGTCTATGCAGGAAGTCTAGCTGTTATAGCTACTGTTGATACTGCAACGTTTAGTCCTGTTGGCGGCGGTGGTGTTTCCACTCTAAATACTTTATCTGGTGCAGTTACCTTAGCTGCTGGTACAAATGTTACCCTTTCTCAATTAGGTCAAGCAATTACAATTAATGCAACAGGAGGTGGTAGTGGTCTTACTCAGCTCACTGGTGATGTTACTGCTGGTCCAGGTACAGGATCACAAGTAGCAACTGTGGCTAGTGTTGATGGTTCGAGTGCTGCTAACGTCCATTCAGCAGAATTAGCTGCTAATGCAGCAACATCTACCAATACTCCCTCAACAATCGTTAAACGTGACGCAGGTG